CTTAAAAACATTTACTTCAATAAAATGTTTAATATCTATAACCATAAAAAAATGACTAATATATCTTTTTTCTTTAATAGAAGAAGTATACATTGGAAGAATATCCTTACTCGACAAACTTCCTGCGAGTAAACCACATAAAATATCTACCATCATAGCCAACCCATATCCTTTATATTCTCCTATGGGATTTAAACTAATTGCTTTATTCGGATTAGTTATACTCTTACCTTTGTCATCATATGCCCAAGTATCTGGAATATCTAAATTCTTAAGTTTTTTATTCTCTAATTTATTCCAACTAACTAAAGAGGTTGCCATATCTAAACATAATGGTGCTTCATTTTTTAATGGTGCAGTAAAACAAATTGGATTTGTTCCGAAAAATGCCTCTGTACTACCAAATGTTTTCAACATAGAATCTGCATTTGTAAATGCAAATCCTAAACAATTCTTCTCTGCTGCCCTCAATCCAAAATATGATGCCGCCCCAAAATGTGTTGAGTTTTTAACATTTACTGCAGATATTCCAGTTTTTTCTGATAACTTTATAGCTTTATCAATAGCAACAGCCCCCACATGGTGTCCAAATGAATGGTCTGCATCTATACTTGATGTTGATACTCCTGTATCTGAAATATTAATATTGGGATTTTTATTTATTCTACCTGACTTAATTACTCTACAATAATGAGGAAATAAATTAATTCCATGTGAATCAACACCTCGTAAAGAAGTTTCTACTAAAGAATTTACTACGTGATTAATTGAATCTTTATTTACTTTAAGATTAGTAAGAACCTTTTTCATAATTTTTGAAAGTTTTATATCATTAAGATAAATCATTAATATATACCCAATTTGAATTATCTGTTAAACTCGTATTTACCGCATCAAGAACAGATGAAGTAGGTAAAGTATTTTTAAATGTAGGACGAGATTCATCTAAAGTATCAACACTAATATTGTCTTCCATTATTTCATTAACATCAGTAAAAAATTGACTAATACTTTTAAAATCATATCCAGAATAAGTTTTACCATGATATTTTGAAAAATAAGGATTAATAGATTGAATACCTTCTGATTCAGTTGTTACTTCTACTCCTCTATGTTTCTGATTACTTTTTATCCTGCCCTTAGTTCCTATTATAGTATATTTCTGGTCAGACATTGCACTTGAAGTACTTGGATCAATCCAACTTGTAGAAAATTGTGTTACCATTTTTTGTTTCGAATCTTCATTATTATACCATACTATTGTTGCGTGAATCGAATCATAAGTATTTATACCCTTCTCCTTTAATATTCCATATGTTCCAACGGCCATAACTTTTTCAGGTTTATATGATGTTAAAAAATGAATCATATCTACATAATGTACTCCCAAATATTGAAAGACATTAGTATTTTCAACCCAATCTGAAAATACAAGAGTGGGCATCTCAATTTTTTGACTATATTCTACAACAACGGAAATAGGTAAACCAATATCACCTTTATTAATAATATCCTTTATAACAAGATTTACTTCATCATATCTCTTGTGAAAATCTACCATTCCCAAAACTTTATTTTTTTTCTGTAATGAAACGAGACCTAATGCTCCATCTAATGTCGCGGTGAGAGGTTTAGCAAAAAAACAATGAATTTTATTTTCTATAAGTAACTTCCCAAAAGAATAATGTAAATGGTCAGGTAATGCTACAATAGCACAATCATATCTATTTAAAGAAATAATATCTTGTAATTTGTATGCTGAATCATCTCCTAATGCAATAAATTCTATTGAAACATCAATATTCAATTCTTTATTAATTATATCTCTTGACCTAATAACGTCGTTAAGACTTGATTCACTTCTTGACACTACTGTGATAGAATCAATATTTAATGTTTTAGATAATTCTCCAATAGAACCAAGAGCCGATCCTGGACCAGAAGTATGTCTACCTGTTACATACATTCCAGCACCTACAACCAATATATTCACTTTAAGTTCTACTTACCCCATTTACCGTTCTTAACAATAGTAGCCATAATACCGTAATTGGAAACATCCAAAAATGCATCTTCAATAGGTTCTCCATTTACTACAGATTCTCTATCACCCATCAATAAGGTTTTTAATCTCTGTATCTTATCATTCATACGAAACCATAACCCTGTAAGTGATAATTTAATTTCTTCTGGTGTTTGTAATTGTGTACCAACAGAAATATTACCTGGGCCGTAATCGTGTTGCTTGTGTAAGAACAATTCGTATTGTTCTCGTTGAATCTTCTTGAACTCTCTGGTCATTTGAGGCCATTCGTTTTCCATTTGTTCTATGACATCATAACTACTCCCACGACCTTGTGCGTGAGCTTGTTCATCTATATCTTCAACATAATTTTCTTTTGTTGGTTTATCTTTAATAACTTTCATTTTGTGTTTTTTCTCCATCTCGTCTAATATATTATTTGGGACTATCATATCACAATCCCATTTGTTTTAATTCTTTATCTGTATATCCATATTTGGATACCAGTTCTCTAATTTGTTTTTTTGATAATAATTTTAAATAGTCTTCCGATTCGGATTGACTGATTTCGAAATATTCAGAGACTTTCTGAATGACTTGTGTATTATAAATAGGGCCTTTTTTCTTCTTAATATATTTTAAATACTGTTTACCTTTTGGTAATACATTAGAATACACCAAATAAAGCTGGCGCGGAGCCAGCTTTAATTTCTGTATTTCATTTACAAAATCTGTCCACTCCATTTTCATAGAAAGAAACCTATTAATCATATAATTAGACCAGGTTTTCTTATCTGATTCTGTTAATGTGTTCCAATAATCGTTTGTTTGATTAGATGTTATTTGATTAATATGATCAAATAAACCTTTAGGTTTCAAGTCCGCTACCTTCTAATAACTTTTTTGGAACTGTACCACAATTACCACAACTATAGACTTGAATTGGAACTAATCCTTCTTGTCCTGTTGGTGATAAAATTGCGGAAACTCGTTTTATCACAAATGAGGTAATAAACAAATAATTATCACATTCCTCACATTGTAAAGTATCTGCCTTTGATAAATCTACAGTTTGTTTAGGTTTAGATAAAGGTTTCATTGGTTTAGTGCTCATCAATTCTCCTACTTCTTTGATTGAGATATTGAAGCTTTACGATAACCTGTAACCAGTTTCTTAATCTCTCCAATATGTTTTCTAGCTCTACCACCTGCGGCTTTATTGCCCTTTTCAACGTGTGCTTCGTGATTTATATCAAATTCCTCGAAGTGTTCTTTGATTTTTGCATGTAGTTCTTTAGCTGATGCCATTTTTCTTCTCCTGTTATTTTATTTAAATGATTTCGTCCACTAATCCGTATTTCAAACACGTTTTAGCATCCCACATCAAATCATGTTTTAATATTTCGTTTAATTTTCTGACTGGAACTTTTGTATATTCCTTATATACATTTACAATTGTATCCATCATCAAATCTAAATTTTGTTTTTCATCCTTAAATTCTGAATATTTTCCCCAAAAACTTGACGATAATTGGTGAATTAACATATAAGAATGTTTTGAAATGTATCTTTTATTACCCACTACCGAAAGAAATGTTGCTGCACTAGCACATAATCCATCGACATATGTTATAACGGGAACCTTACATCTCAATATTGTATCCATAGATGAAATACCTGCGGTAATTGAACCACCTCCTGAATTTATATATAAATGAATATGGTAAGGTTCTACATCTAAAGTGTTCGCCATAGTAATACTCTTTACTTGTAATTCTCCTATCTTTTTATTTAACTCTACAGCACCTTCTCTATGTATACCAGAATAATAATAAATTTTATTTTCATGTACTCCAATATGTTTTTCTTCATTTGGTGGTTTCTGTATAGCTTTTTTAGGGGATATAGGTTTACCCTCACCCCAATATTTTTCTTCCATTATGTAATTACTCCTAATAATTCTATTAACATTGCCATTGCGTTTATTTCTTTATCTACTACATGGGTATCGGATGATTCATATCGTGCAATAATCAAAATACATTCTGCTATATGACCCTTCCCATAAGTATCTACTTCATCGTATAATAATCTGAAAAAATCTGCAAAGTCTGTAACCTTTGCATCTGCCAGTATTTGTCTTATTTCTGTAAATATTTCCTTTCTTGTTTTACTTTTAGTTTGTATTACTTTTAATAATTTTAATTTATAATCACTCAATATAATTTCTTGTGCATCCAATTTAAGTTCATTGTTTACAACTTGTCTTTGTGATGTATTTATAACTTTTCGTATATCAGGATATCCACCATTAATAATAGTTGCTATATCATCTACTTTAAAAGTTACATTCTCATTATTTAATATATTTGATAAATGTACTGCCACTTCTTTCTTTGATGGTGGAATAATCTGAAATGATTGACACCGTGATTGTATTGGGTCTATAATTCTCTCTACATAATTACAAGTTAGAATAAACCTACAATGTTTTGAGAATGTTTCCATTAGATTTCTAAGTGCCGCCTGTGCATTTGGTGTAATATAATCACACTCATCTAAAATAATAATCTTCATATCCTTAAATCCCATAGTGGATGCAAAGGTCTTCACTTTAGTTCTAACTGTATCTACATTATTCTCATCACTAGCATTAATATAAAGATAATCACACTCTATATTCTTTACAAGTAGTTTGGCGAGAGTGGTCTTACCTGTACCAGCCCTTCCATATAATAAAAGATGTGGTAAGTCGCCACTCTCCAAATAAATGGATACCTTACTTTTGAGATGTTCGTTTCCAATGTAAGTTTCCATTGTTGAAGGCCGATATCTTTCTA